TTGTAGGTTAGAAGATAGTTATATAGACTGGCTTATAAAAAATAGTATTTTATCAGAAGATGATAACGGAACAACAATTTTTGATTTAGCTTTATTGGGTCCAAAAGATTTAGATTTGGCTCAACGCATGATTAAAGCTGGTTCAAGCGATAGAAAATTTCTTCGTCAAATCTTTGTTTCTGTTGATATAACTGCACCATTATACTGGTGGAAAGAAGCTGATACTTATAAAGTAGCAACGGTTGCTAATTCAACATCAACAATGCATAAATTAGCATCTACTCCTATTACAAAAGATTGTTTTGAAATGGGAGACTATGATTCAAATTTAATTCTTCTTGAAGGTTTTTTTGAAAGTGCACCATATACTATTAGTGATACTACTTATGACATCATTGATGCATGTGAAAGACTTAGAAAACGGTATCTTGAAACAAAAGATAAGAAGTATTGGAAAGAATTAATTCGTTGGCTTCCTGAAGGATGGTTACAAAAAAGAACTTGGACTGCTAATTATGAAACTTTGCGAAATATGTATGGACAACGTAAAAATCATAAACTTACAGAATGGAGTCAAGATTTTTGTAATTGGGTGAAAACTTTACCTTATGCAGAGGAATTGATTCTATTCAATCAATAAATTTGATTTTTATAAAAATTTATTATATAATATTATTATAAAATAAAAAATAAATAAATAAACGAAAAAGATTTAGGAGAAAAAAGAATGAGAAAGAACGTTAACGAAGAAGTAATTGAAGGTAGACTTTATGACTATGATCTTCAGATAAAGACTGTTGCAAATAAAGACGCAAAGAATTTCGGTGCTGAATATATTACAGGAAGTTTGAATGTAGCAACAGATGAAGAAGGATTGAATGTAATTCCTGTTCATTATAGGTTTGTTAAAAAGCTTACAAATTCTGGCACAGTAAGCAATACTTTTGTAAATCTGAAGCAGATTCTTGAGACTGGTAAGACATGGCTTAAGGATGGTAAGGATATGGCAATGTGGGTTCACTTAACTCCATCTGCCGCATTGAATGATTTTTACCCTAACGGCGGAGACCAGCTTGTATCTCGGCAAAGAAACGAAGGTGGTTTTGTATCATTTGTTTCTACTCTTAATCCTGACCTCGCCGCTAGAAATAAATTTACATTTGATGCGATTATCAACGGTGTAACTTTGGTAGAAGCGGACCCCGAGCATAATATTAACGAAGATTTTGTAAGAATTAATGCAGCGATCTTTGATTTTAGAAACGCACTGTTACCTTTTACTCTTGTTGCAAAAGATTCCAAAGCGCCTGGCTCTGTAAATTATTTTCTTGGCCTTGGTGCTTCTCAGAATAATCCTATTTACACAAAGGTAAGAGGAGAGATTGTTAATACTACAATTAAAATTGAGAAGAGAATGGAAAATGCTTTTGGTGAAGCGGTTGTTGATTCTAGCTTCCAAAATGAGAGAGAATGGCTGATTACTTGGGCACAGCCTCAGCCTTATGTATTTGATGATCCTCAGACTATTACAAAAGCAGAACTTGAGCAAGCAATTGCCAATAGAAATACTTATCTGGAAGACCAGAAAGCAAGTTCGAAGAAGTATTACGAGGAAAGACAGCAGGCTTCCGCCGCACCTACACCTAGTGCAATTCCTACTCCTTCAAATACTATTCCTGAAGGTGGTTTTAATTTTTAATTGATATATGAATGGAAAGGATGTAATTCATCCTTTCCATTTTGTTGTATACTATGAGTATGAAATAAGAAAATAGTAAAGGAGATTTTTATGATTGATTTAATGAAATTGTAGCCTCATAAAGTAAGTAGAGATTTAAGCGGTTATATTACATATATTTATGGTCCCGGTAAAATTGGAAAAACAACATTTGGAAGCCAAATGCCTGGTGCTCTTATTTTAGCTTTTGAAAAAGGATATAATGCGCTTCCCAACGTATATCCCCAGGATGTTACAACTTGGGCAGAAATGAAAATGATTTTACGAGAATTAAAAAGGCCGGAAGTAAAAGAACGTTTTCATTCTGTTATTATTGATACTATTGATATTGCGGCGGCCGCATGCGAAAAATATGTAATTTCTCAAGCTGGTGTTGATACTCTTAATCAAATCCCATATGGGCAGGGTTGGTCACGAGTTAAAAGAGAGTTAGAAGATACTTTTAGAGCAGTTACACAGCTTGGATATGCCGTATTATTTATTTCTCACGATAAAGATAAAACTTTTAAAAGACAAGACGGAACAGAATATAATCAAATTGTTCCCACTTTAGGAAATAGTTATAATTTAATTATTAAAGATATGGTAGATATTTATTGTTATGCTCATATCGTTATTCGTGACAATGCTCCAAAAAGAGTTTTAACGCTTCGTTCTTTAGATGGAACTATTGACTGCGGTTCTCGCTTTAAGTATATGGAACCAGAAGTTAATTTTTCATATGATTCTCTTGTTGAAGCATTAAATAAAGCTATTGATGAAGAAGCTAAATATGCAGGTAAAGAGTTTGTTACAAATGAAAGAAATGTAAATCCTTCTCCTAAAGAAATTAGTTTTGATGATTTATATGCAGAATGTAATAAAATGCTTTCTTCATTAACAAAAGAAGAACAAGCCCATTATGCCCCTTACATTACAGAAATTACTGATAAATATTTAGGTAAAGGTAAAAAGATTATTAATATTACAAGAGACCAAACTGAACAATTATCTTTAATTGTTTTTGATTTAAAAGAACTTTTAAAGAATAAATAAAAAAGAAACAAGGTAGAGATTAATGTCCTACCTTGTTTTTTTATAAAAAAAATGATATAATAAAAAAGAAAAAATGAGGAAATAAAAATGGCTACTGTTCATATGGTAAAATGTCCTTATTGTGGACTCTCTTTTAATAGAGATAAAGAACCTTTCGTTAAAATAAGCGCAAGAAGATATGCACACCAAAAATGTGCAGAAAATCAAGATAATACTACTTTACAAGAGGAAAAAGATAAAGACCAATTTTTTCAATGCGTAAAAGATATATATGGTCCAGAATATAATTATATGATGATTAATAAACAGGCTTTAAATTTTATAAAACAATACGGTTATACTTGGAGCGGAATGACAGGTTGTTTACATTGGTTTTATAATATTAATCACGGTAATTTAGAAGAAGGACATGGCGGAATTGGTATCATTCCTTATATTTATGAAGATGTAAAAAAATATTATCAACAACGATATGCAACTGAAAACAAGAATAAAAATAAAAAAGTGCGGCAGCAGGTTATTGAGTTTAATATTGTACCTCCTAAACCTAAAAAATCTACGCCCCGCCTTTTAGATTTAGGAGATGAATAAGAATAAATGAGTAAAGTTAGATATACAGATACATCGGCAATTATTCAAGTTATAGGTAGTATATATCAAAATCCTGATATATTAGATAATGAACAATACACTTTTACTCTTGAAGATTTTATTGAAGAATTTCATAAAGTTATCTTTGGTAGTATATATAATTTACATCAATTGGGTGTTAAAAAAATATCTTCTACTAATATAGAAGATTATCTTGAATCAAGACCAAAAAAATTAGCTGTGTATAAAGCTAATCGTGGGTCAGAATATCTTGAAAAAATAAGTGAAAATTCACAAGTTGCCGCATTTAATTATTATTATCATCGTTTAAAAAAGATGACACTACTTAGATTATATAACGAAGAGGTAGGTATGGATCTATCTTGGTTATATGATTTAAATAATATCTTTGACCAAAAGAAAAAACAAGCCCAGGAAGATTGGTTAGATAATCATACTGAACAAGAAATTATTGATTTAATTGATGAAAAAATTGACAATATTAAACTAAAACATTCTGGCGGAGCGGCAGACGGTATAATTCAAGCCGGTAAAGGTAGCCGCCAGTTATTTGAACGATTAAAAAATAGCCCTGATATTGGTTATCCTTTATATGGAAGACTTATCAATACTGTGTTTCGTGGTGCCCGCCTTGGTAAATTTTATTTACGTTCAGCAGCAACTAACGTAGGTAAATCCAGAGCAATGGCCGCAGATGCTTGTTATATAGGTTGTGATGAAATTTATGATTTAGAAAAAAAGCAATGGGTAAGTACAGGTCTTGCACAGCCTACTATGTATGTTATGACAGAGCAAGAATTTAATGAAGTTCAAACTATGATGTGGGCTTTCTTGTCTGGCGTAAATGAAGAACATATTCTAACATACAAATATGTTGGAGATGAAGAAGAAAGGGTCCTTCATGCTATTGATTTAATTGAAAAAAGTCCTTTATATTTAAAAGAACTCCACGATTTCTCTTTAAAAGATATTGAGAATGTAGTCAAAACTTCTATTAGAAGTTATAATGTTAGTTATTTCTTTTTAGATTATATTCATAGTAGCATGAAGATTCTTTCTGAAGTAGCATCTCGTGCATCCGTAAAAGGTTTAAGAGAAGATAATGTTCTTTTTATGATTAGCGTTAGACTTAAAGACCTTGCTGTTGAAAACAATATTTTCATTATGTCGAGCACACAATTAAACGCTGATTACGTTAACGTTACAGTTTTTGACCAAAATCTTCTTCGTGGTGCAAAATCTATTGCCGATAAAATTGATGCAGGCAGTATTCTTCTTAATTTAACAGAAGCAGATAAAGAAGTCATAAATAAACTTTGTTCTGAAAAAGGTATGGAAATACCTAATCTTAAAATGTCTATTTATAAAAATAGACGAGGTAGATATAATCATATTCTTTTGTGGTGTAAAGCAGATTTGGGTATATGTAGAATTAATCCTATTTTTGCAACATCTTATAGTTATGAATTGATTGATATGGAAGATTATAAAATTAATGTTATGGAAGAGAAAGGGGCTTTTTAATGAAAATAAAAAAAGTTGTAACACAGATTAATATTCCTTTTCCTGAAAAATGTGGTGAGTGTCCTCTCTTATATAAAGATGGAGATTATCTTACTTGTTGTGCTACAAAAATGTCCGGAGGATATAAATTTAATCCAGATATAGAAAAACTTTCATTTTGTCCATTATCTAAATGGATACAAATTATAGAAATCCCGGATGAAGATGAAAATATTTACTTAAAATAAAAATAAGGAGTATATTATTAATGGATAACACTATTCAGCTTTTTGTTGGAGAAACAAAATCAAATTTAGGC